ACCATTTTGGATTGTTTATCATCCCAAATGTAATTATGCAATTTACCATCTTTACCAATAACTTGATAATCATAATTCATAATCAATCTCTTTGACGCCAGTCTTCAGGTTTATCTTGTTTGAACCAATCTACAATTTCATCCGCACTATCAAACCCCGTTTTGTAATTAGATGGGTCGGGGTCTCCTAATCCCATAGAACCCATAAAAGCATCCATACTGCCCTCCTGTATGTCAGGATTAGCAGCAAGGTATCTTGCCTTTTTTAACATTTCTCTTGCAGAAGTATTTGCTTTAGATAACTTCTGCGCCCAGACCATATCATCCAGTTTAACTTCCTCTCCATTAGCAATACATTTACAAATGAATTCTAGACGGAGACGGTATTGAGTAGAAAGCATAGTAATTTTTGCTTTATCAATATTTATTTTACCATAGATTAATATTATTGCAACTTTCTCCTTTTCAATTTCATTCCTGTAGTCCCCTTGTGATTTTTTCTCATCTTTGCCCTAGTTTCCTCTGTAACCTCTCTTCTTCTATTACTTTGTGATACGTTGGGTTTAGATTTACCTGTGTGCCCAGCAGACATTTTCGCCCGTGTTTCATCACTAAATTTTTTTCTTCCTTTCCACCAACCATCAGGAATTTTTCCCGTGATTATTCTTGACTCAATTCCGTTTGTAATCCAAAATCTACCTTTACAAGGAGCATCTATACCAAGTTCTTTATACCACTGCTCTGGTTCAGTTATTATTTCGCTAGGGTCTGGTGGAGGACACTCAAACGTGCGAAGTCCTTCTAAAAATTCTTCCATCTGCTTTTTGTTTGTGGTTATTACTATTTATCAAAAAAGAGGTCTTGCGACCCCTTTACTGTGCTTCTGAATAACCACAAACAAAAGCATTATTATTTATCAGGATTTTCTTCATAATACTTATCAATCTTTGTTCTTAATTCTTTAGCAAGTTTAAGATTCTTGCGATACATCATATATTTTACCACAGGATTTGCAGGATTGTTAGTCATCCACCACCAGTGATGCCTAATATTATTATTTGCTAACCTAAGAACATAATCAAATGCTCTTGCTACATTTGGATCTGTAATTATCACATAAGCAGTAATTCCAAAAATTAAAAACCACACATATTGAACGGTCATCAGTGAAACTCCTGATTTCTGCGTTCATCCAGATAACAAATAATTTCTTCTCTCCACTCCATCAACTCATGAAAACACTCTTGATTATGAGCACACTGACGAAGTTGATGATCTGGTTTTAAAACACTTTCATAAAACAATCCAAGTGCGTCACGACGTTTTTGTTGTTTATCCGTCATAGAAAATCCTCCAGAGTGGATGTGAGTTTAACTTTAGATTGCTTTTTAATATATGAAAGTGCCTGTTTATATGTCTTTACAGAGTGCACTTGTCTACCATTATGTATAATGCAGAACCCTTTTTTGTTTCCTGCCCATGGAATAGCAGCCCACATTCCATCATTAGAAACATACCCATCAGGATCTCCCAATTTTGATTCAAGGAGACTCTGATTCTGTATGTGAGGTTTAAGAAATCCCATCAGAAGAAAGAAGCATTCACACTCATAACTTTTGCATTTGGATTTCGTGCCAGTGCGACTTGACGTGCCTCCTGATAGTCACGGGCATGAACAGTCTCAGTAAATACGGTTCCGGCAACATAGAGTTTGACTTGGCACTTCATGAGTGGTCTCCTTTGGTTACAGTGTAATTATAGCACAGAGTGCTGGTGGACGGTTTAGAAAGTGGTCATCTCTTGCAGACGATTGCCTGCCTTATTCCAAATCTCACGATAGATTGCATTAGGATCAGGAACAATTTTTGTATCAATCACCTTTGCAATACCATCATAGATCATATAAACATCCTGCGGTTTCACACTGAATGAAATACGTGCAGAATTAGTACGGAATGGTTTGCGATAGAAAACACTAGTATCGACCACTGCAATACGTGCACAAATAGGGTCAATCAAAATATATGAGTGTGCCTTAGATTCAAACTGTGATGCACCACTAGCGGTTTTCTTAATGTCCCATTGTTTGGAATAAAATAGTGCTTTTTGGTCTTTGCGTGGTAAAAACCCATTTCCTTGCGTTTTCACGTCAGTAAGGTGCTTTACTGCATAAACCCCATCAGGATCATTGAAATCTGTTTTTATATTGGGTTTTAAGTCAATATGTTGTCCTACAATATCAATGAACCCATATTCAATTGTTTCACCACGGGCAAAACAGTCGATTCCATGTGCAGAAGGGTACTCCAGTGCCACCATCTTTGCCTGATTGCAAAAATTTTCATAAATTGTATCAGGCAGAGAACGAAGCTCTTGAACCAAGTCGAGTGTAGTTTTCATGATTCAACGACGAACAACAGAGATTGCAGGTTGACCCTGCTGGAAAACGGTGTCAACGACCGCTTGAACGGACTTGGCAGTGCTGATACCCACCTTATCATAGACGGGCACACAGACCAGTCCAAAGGTCTTCTGAGTGCCACCCAGACGGATCACACGACCGATTGACTGGGAGATTCCGATGTAGTCCATGTTCCGCATGAACAACACTGCCTCAAGACCACTGACGTTAATACCCTCAGACAGAATAGAGTGGTGCAGAACCACAAACTTCTTGGAAGGATCCTTGCCCCAGGCATTGAGAGTGTCAAAAAACACCTCACGATTGACTTTCTGACCGTCAATCACACCGCCAGTCTTGGCAGTGATATACATGCAAGAATAACCACGTTCTGCCAGCTCCATACGGAAGTCAGATTCGGCAAGCAGTTTGACAATCTGCTTGGTAGAACGGGCACAAACAAGAATCTTATCAAGACTATTCTCATCGATGGTGTCAATCAGATTCTGAGAATCACGATCGGCAATCATCTGCTTGTCCTGAACCATATCCAGTTGCTTGACAACAACCTTAGGAGGAAGAATATAACCTTCTTCTACCAGTTTAGGTGCAGGAACGTTGCAGATGACTTTACCGTAGACCTCAGCATCATTCATGCCAGGTTTGAAAACAGACAGAGAATGCTTAGGAGTAGCAGTGAAGAAATAGCAGCGGTCAGCAACAACAGCAAAATGCTCCGTGGGAGGGAAGAAATTGCGTTGGACAGAGTTATGCGCTTCATCGAAATAAATGGTGTTGACTTCAATGTCTGCTTCCATAACACGGTGCAGAGAATGATAGGTGGTGAAGATGATTACATTCTCACCAGCAGTCCGTGCAGTGTTAGCAAACAGATGAATTTTTTCCGACTTAGTAGTAGAGAAATGATGAGTCTCTCCACTATGAACGTGCAGAATGTGAGCATTATGAGAAGGAGAAACCAACTCAAGAAACTCAGAACAAAGTTGCTCGGCAAGCAGAATACGAGGAGCAACAACAACAAAAGTTTGCCCATGATGCCTGACTTCCATGTTAGTAATGGCATCATCAATCATGCAGATAGTCTTGCCACCACCCGTAGGAATGATCACCTGACCTTTGTTGTTCTGCCACATCGCATTGACTGCTTCACGTTGATGGGGTCGCAAAGTGATGGTCAAGTGCCCTCGGTCTCAATACATGTATTATAGCAGAAAACCGTCCCTAGTGCGACCCAGTGGACGGTTCTCAAAGTGGCTTAGACTCTCATCTTCAACCCAGACAAAGGTAGTCTATATGGTTTTTAGAGTCTTGTCAAGTCTTTATTAAATAATAATGTAATTGCTACCGGTTATTCTTTTCCCAGCACTACCTCCAGAACCATGATTATTCAATTGAGATCCTCCAGCAGATCCAGATGCACTATAGTCATTATATAAAAATCCTCTATTTGGTTTTACTTCTATATCAGTATAATCGAAACCATCATCTCTACCAGCATCATCTACAGAAAAAGTGGCCCCTCCATAACGATTAAGAATTCTTATTCCTTTTAATCCTCGAATCTGCCGATCAGCAGCATGAACTGGAGCATAAATTCCACCAACAACATTTCTATCTTCGTAATAAGTTCCATTATTACAGGCAAAACTGTTTGAT